TTACTGATCACTTCCCTCATATTCAACATCAGACAGCAGCACTTCCAGCTCCAGCGCGGTAACGTACCCTGAATTACTCAAGCTGTGCGTGACTTTTGAGATTGTCCACGGCTGTTCGTCGATCACCTGTTTAAATCCGCTCACCTGAACAGGCGTTTCCGGGAACAGGTCAGCGCGCCCCATTGCCAGCGTGATAGAGAATTCCGCGACACCACGCTGGAGTTTGTTCCACTTTGCCTGTGCGGCACGCATGGCCTGTGCCTTAGTCGCAAAAACCGTGGTCAGCGCCAGCACGTTTTCATCCGTGCCAACCAGATAATCCCCCTCACGGGCTTCTGGCTCCTTCTTTGCCTTTTTCGCTTTAGGGTGCGGCTTTTGTGGTTGTTCTCCCTGATGTAATAACACTTTTTTCTGACGTTTTACCTTTACCGTTTTCGGCTTTTCAGGCTGCGGCTCTTTGGTATGCAGCCAGCTTGCCGTTACACCTGTGTACGCGCCCCGGTCAGCCAGGCTAAAACTATGCTGATCGCCGTCGCTGCGTTCAATAATCTGCTGCGGGATGGGCTTGCCGCTGGCTGTCTTCCCCGTTCCTGGGCGGATAAACAGCAAACGTCCGGCCTTGATCGCCACTATTGCCCCGTTGCGCTCGGCCAGCCGGGTAATAAATACCGCGTCGGTTTCCTGAGTTTGGTCGATGTGCGGAATTTTTATCCTCGCGAATCCGTCAGCCAGCATCGGCACAAGGTTGTTACGCTTCGCCACCTGTTCAACAATCGCCCCCAGCGTTGTGTCGTGATACGACAGCTCACGCCGGGAGTTCAGCGACCCGCGAAAATCTGCACTCCGCGCCCGGATGGTCAGCGTATCCGGCGTGCCACTGTGCTCGATTTCATCCACCGTAAAATCACCTTTGCCGATCAGGGTTTCCCCCTCCCAGCCTAAAAATACCGACAGTACCGCGCCCCGGCGTGGCAACTGCAACAGCCCGTCGCTGTCGTCCAGCTCGATATCGAGCTGGTCGGCCTCAAATCCCCGGTTATCAGTCAGGCTCAGTGACAGCAGACGTGGGCTAATAACGGTCGTGATGTCCTGCTCATTCAGTCGCAGCAAATACGCCGGGGCGGTTTTACTCCCTGCCTGTACATTTATCGGGTTAATCATGCGAACAATCCCCCGATAGCGGCCTGTGCCTTATTCGCCATTTCCCCGGCGCTGCCAATCAATCCCTCGGCCTGCTGGCGTAAATCGCCCAGCACGGCAGACAGTGACGAGTCTACGCGGGTCAGCGTGACAGTGAACTCAATCCGCCGGGCGCGACCGTCGGGGAAAAACTCGGTTTTCGTCTGGCTGATACTGTTCACCACAAACACGCCGTAAATGGTGCCGCTGCCCTCAATCAGCGGCCATGCGCGCCCCTGATCGGCCATCGTCTCAAGCATCAACAATGACAGCGTGCCGCCTGTGATTTCCGGCAGCAGTTCCCCCGACAGTGTGATTTTCTCGTCTTCAATGCCCAAGAACTGCAACGCCGGGCGCTGGCCGACGCGGTTGTTCGACGGCCAGCGATATTCGACATTGCGCTGCATGTTCTGGTAAGGCAGGGTCTGGAGCTGGAACACAAACAGCCCTAACGTGAGCATCATTTTATTCACCACCCTGATAACTGTACTGACTGAATGCGCGTGACCGCGCCGCCCGTTCCCGCTGCTCAAGCTGGCGAGTGACTTCCTGCGCAATGCCTCTCTCACTCTGACCGGGCTGGGCAACAATACTGATAGGCGCGTGAATGCTGACCGGGGACGATGCGGCACGGGTCTGAACCGGCGGCGCTATCGGGCGATAGGCTGACATGTTCATCGTGGCCGATGCCATTGCGGCCGTATCCTGACGGCTGGTGACATTCGCTGAACCCGCCGCAATGTCCGGCGTACTCACACCGTTGTATCGAGCTGCAATCGCCTTTGCGTCGTTGCCCTGTGGTGTCGGTGCGCGACTCACGCCCACTTTCAGCGCGGCAGCTTCTTCCGGCGGCAGGATACTGTCAGCAGTCGTCAGATTCTTCGATTTCTCGTCAACCAGCCCCAGCTTTTCAAGCAGCCACGACACGCCTTTTTTCAGCGACTCCAGCGGGTTCATGATGATGTTAAGCCCGCTTGCCAGCGCCTCACCAAAGCGTCTCCCCATACTGGCCGCACTGTCCAGCTCGGCGGCAGTGGATTTGACGGGCGTCAGCAGGTCACCAAACCAGCCAAACAGCGCCTTTATTTTGTCGCCTATCCACGTAAAGACAGGCTGGAGCGGCTCAAACGCCGCAATAATCGGCGCACTGGCCGCCACGAATCCCTCAACCACGCCGCCGATAAAGGCTTTGATGGGTTCCCAGTATTTCCAGATAAGCAGCGCGCCGCCAACAATGGCCGCGACGGCCAGCCCGACGGGTGACAGCAGGACGCCTAACGCACTGCCAACCAGCGTAATGCCAGTGCGCAGCAGTGCCAGCGGTGACGTAAACAGCCACATCAGCACCCGGCCAAACCCTGACATCGCGCCCCGGATAATGGTCAGCGGGTTACTGACCGCCCCGAATACCGAGGTCAGCGCAGAGGCTCCGGCACGTAGCAGCATCAGCGGCGACTTTGCCAGCCAGCCGATCATCCCGCCGAGGCGGTTTAATCCCATAGATAATTTGGGTAATCCCTTTCCACCGACCTTACCGAATCCGGCACTCAGTAAACCTGCTCCGCCGACTAATGCGTTAATCCCGCTCATGACAGGCCACGCAACCAGCCCGATCCCGCCCAGCACCGTAATTAACGCCGTGGCAGCGCCACCCACCATGACTATCTGCCGCGTCAGCTCCGGGTTAGCCTTGACCCATTCATTGACGCGGGTTAACCACTCCGTCGCGGCCTGCGTCAGTTTGCGCAGCGCGCCGTCATCGTCATTGAACAGGTTAAAGCGCAGGCTGGACATCGCGCCCTGTAGCCGCCCGATATCCCCCTCAAGGTTATCGCGCAGGGTATCGCCCATGCGGTCAGCCGCCCCGGACACGTCACCGAGCTTGTTTTCAGCTCCGGCCAGCGCGGCCAGAAATTTCGGTATCTGGTCAATCGACAGGTCTTCAATCGGCGTGCCAAACAGGGCTATCGCAGCATTGGCGCGCTCTGCCGGGTCTTTGATTTTCAGCAGCCCATTGGCGGTTTTTTGCATTGCCGCCCGCGCCTTATCGCCGCCGCTGGCAATGGCGGTAGACATTTTGGCGGCATTGAGTCCGGCAGCGTCATAGGCTTCAATACTGGCCTTTGACATGTCCGACCCGCGAATGCTGAACTCCTTCACCGCGTCGCCTGTCTTGTCCAGCGCAAACTTGCCTTGCTGCGCCATGTCCACTAACAGTGTCATGGCTTCCGATCCGCTGAATCCCATGTTACGGAAGTGGGTCGAATACTCATGCAGGATTTCCGGCAGTTCGCCGCGCATCTGTGCAGATACGCGCTGCATCCCGGACACCATTAAGTCAAACGCCTCGTCGCTGTTCTTCGCCAGGCCGTTTTTCATCATGATAGCGGCTATCTGGATACTCTCGGTTGCATCGCCGCCAAGCGCCGTTTGTATGTCCAGCGCCTTACGCGATATCCGCGCCAGCTCGGTTTCTCCTACATCCCCCAGCGTACCCAATGTGCTGCGTACAGCGGCCACCGCGTCCGCTATCTGGTTGAGGTCATTACTCACACCCGAGGCGTTAACCTCTTTGATAACGCGGGTGTACTGTTCGCCGTCGGCGGCGTTCCCGCCCGTTTGTGCCGCAATTCGCGCACCGTGTCCGTCGGCCTGCACCGACGGCGCAATCAGGCGGCTTTCGGCATACAGCGCCGCTGACCCGGTAGCAAACGCGGCGGCGCTGTTATTACGCACCCCGGCAGTAATCGCCTGACCTTTCTCATAACGCTTTCTGACGGCGTTCAGTTTTTCTTGGTGCTGACTAACGCGTACCAGTGCAGCACTTTGCTGATCAAGTGCGGTTTTGGTTTGTGTTATGTCATTACGTAATTTGCGCTCGGCACCCGACAGATCGAGTGAACTGATACCTGCTTTCTTCAGTTCGCTATTCTGACGCTGTAGTGACTGACGCAGCCCGTCGTACTTTGTTTTTAATGCATCGGCTTGACGCTGGGTTCGCTCCAGCGCCTGTGCCTGCCGTTTGGTGGGATTTTCGCTATTGCGCAGTGCTGCCGACAGTTCGGCGGCTTTCGCCTGTGTCTGCTGGAGTGCTGCGCCTGTTTCGCTGAGCTGGCTTTTTGCCTTGCGGAAACCGTCGATACGCCCGGCCTGCGCGTTCAGGTCTTTGAGCTGGGTCTGTGAATCGCGGATATCGCCCGACAGCTTTTTACTTTCGGTTTGCACGGCCTTAAACGGGCGGGTCGCCCTGTCCACGGCTTTCAGCAAAACGCTTAACTGTAGAGTGTTACTCATTGTTATGGTGTCCGCTGCGTTTCAGCGCTTTGTCGCGCCACAGGATCAACTCGGTGAGGGTCATCGGGTACAGCTCCGATGGCGGCCAGTGAAAAATCACCGCGATATCCGCCATCAGCTCATCAACACTCAGGCTTCGGGGGAGGTTCCCTGTTGCGATTTCGGCGTCAAAAAACCGATCACCTTGCCAGCGATGGCAATCATATCCGGCAATTCCATGCGGGTGATTTCGGCCTCGGTCAGTGACGGCAGCGTCATGCGTGGCAGCACTTTAATCAGTGCGTCTACGTCCGACCCGGCCAGCGCCGCCAGACTGACGCCGCGCAGCGTTCCGGTAGTCGGTTTAATCAGGGTGACCGCCTCGATCAGGGTTTCGCCGCGTTTAATCGGGGTTTCCAGCGTTACAACGTTGTCGTCTTTGTTCATGATGTTGCCTCTGTGTTCAGATAAAAAATAGAAGAAGACGGCCAGCGCCGGGCTGGCCGGACAGGGTTACGCCAGACCAATCGCCCGGCGGTGTTGCTCCAGACGGTCAACGCCCATAACACGCTCAATCATGTTGATGGTGTCAATCTCGATCATCTCTTTGCCGTCGATGGTCAGCTTGTAATACGTGCATTGGGTTGACACTTTGGTTTCTGTGGCTTCCCCTTGCTTACTCTCGCCGCCGTCGATTTCTTTGTGACGGCCACGCATGACCACTTCAACAGTAGATATTTCCCCGGTGTCATCACGCTGGTATGACCCGGTAAAGCGCAGCAGCACTTTATCGGCACCCGGTGCGGCGTACTGGCTCCACAGGGTTTCGTCAGCAAAACCGCCGAGCGTAAATTCCATCGCCAGTGCATCATCATCCAGCCCAAAGTCGATGGGCGCGCTGCCGTTCATGCCAGCGCCGCGATAGTTCTCCAGCTTGCGCGTGAGTTTCGGCAGCGTGACGGCAGTCGCTACGCCCATGTAGCTCATGCCGTCGTTGAACAGGTTCATCATTTTCAGTTTGCGAGGCAGTGCCATAGCGCGTTAGCTCCTTTTAGCTGTTGACCGACGCGGCCAGATTCACCAGATATTTATCGGTGATGCGCTGGCGCAGGGTGAGATTTTCCAGAGGCGGAACGGGGGTATAGTCATAATCGATATACAGCTTCCCGGCCTTTAGCGTGTCTTTATCGTTGGCGGTTTCATCGAACCAGCAATCGGCGTCAATGATGTAGCCGCCCGTTTTCAGCTCACGAAACTTGGCTTTGATACCTTCGATAATGTCTTTGATAAGCGTGGCGGTAACGGGCTTATCGACTGCCCACATGTGCGCTTCGGCCATCGTGTCGGCCAGCACCTGCGCGGTGCGGGTGTAGTTCTCAAACAGGAACAGCGGATCGTCAGAACAGGTACGGTTACCCCAGAAGCGGAAGCCATCTTTGCGAACCAGCGTGGTAACGCCTGCCTGATTCAGCAAATCCGCATCGGTGCCGGGTACCTGCAAATCCCAATACACTGACGCGCTGATGCCCGTCACACCGTTCACGCCGACGTTAGACAGGGTTTTATGCCATCCTGTTTCCTGGTCGATTTTGGCGCGTAGTCCCAACGCACGGGCGGTGGCATACGCCGTGGCGCTGGCGTTGGCCGTGGTGTCCCACGCGATAAAATCCGGCCAGATCACCATCAGTTCACGCTGGCTGAAATTCTCGCGGTAGTTGATGGCGTCCGACAGGGTTTTGCAGCCCCACGCACTGACGTAACCGAATGCTCGCAGCGACTGACAGATGGACGCTAACGCCGTGGCAACGGGCAGCGAGTCAAGCCCCGGCGCACCGAGGATGCGCGGTTTTACGCCTGTGACGGTCAACGCATCTAACAGGGCTTTCATCCCGGTGTATTTGCCGTTTTCGTCACTGCCGCCGATCACGTTGGTGATGGTTTCAGACTCGTCTTTACCTTCGGCCACGCGCACCACGACGGTGACGGGCTTTGACTGGTCGGCGATGGCTAACAGGGCAGCGGCCAGCGTGCCTTTTTTCCCGGCCTTGCCAGCGGCAGACAGCACATTGGTAATCAGTACCGGGGTATTAAGGGGAAAGGTGGCAGCGTCGGCATCCGGTGCAGTACACACCATGCCGACAATGGCCGTAGAAACGGTGGAAATAACGCGCGTGCCGTCGTTAATCTCGACGACCTGCACGCCGTGGTGAAAATCACTCATAAATTAATGCTCCAGCTAATAGCACGATTGCTGCATTAGGAGCGGCTATTGTCTGGTGCGAGGAGGATGTGCGCGAGTAATGCGGGTATGGTGGCGGCTGGTACAACACAGAGGCGTAAAACAGGCATGAAAAAAGCCCACTGTCTCGCTAACAGTGGGCTTCGCTTTCCCCGGCGTATCATTATTATTTTAAAACCAATCACATAATGACATTGCAGGTGACTATTTTATAAACGTTTATACAGATCAATTATGCATTATTGATCGGTGGTAGCGATCAATTATGCTTTACGCCGCTTTCGCCAAAACGTGGTAATGGATAGTCTGGTTATTTCCAGAACCGTATCGGTTTGAATCCCATACATCCCAATGGTGTGTAAATCCGCTTCCACTGACACCGCTCACCCGACCGACGAATGCATTTGCGCCATTGTAGCCACCTACTTCGTTCCATGTGATGTTAACTACCTCGCCCAGCTTAACCGGGAATGCCACATCGCGGGATGCATTGATAACGGTTTCAAACGTGCCGAACAGCTCAATCATACCGTCCGCATATTTACGCCAGTAATAGCCGCTGCCTGAGCCTGTCGCCGTTATCGTGCCCGGAACCGTGACCCCTTTCATCAGATAGCGGGCGTCGGCTTCGGTTTTATTCCATGTGTTGATGTCTCCGGCCAGCAGATTGACGTCAGCCGACAGGGGTTTTCCATTCACCCGGATAGAGCGCAGGGCGTATTTTTGCGCCGCTTCCTTATCGGTTAATACACTATTCTCGCCGATATAAAGCGGTTTATTGACTTCTATCCGGTCACTCTTCAGCCTTAATATCGTGTTGTGCGTATAGGAACTCAACATCACATCATCGCTATCTCTGCCGCCTTTACCGACATACCACGAATGAACACCGTTCTTTTGTCCGCGAATGTATAACGGTTCAGTATCGGAGTTCGTATCCAGCAGTAATGCTTCACCTCCCAAGCTGCCACTGATTTTTAAACGCCCCGTCAGTGTACCGCCAACACTCGGCAGCGCCTGCACATCAGCCGCGGTGGGCGGGTTTCGGGTGTTGTAATCGCGTCGCCAGCCGGGGGAATAATTATCACCGTTGTTAACGTAGATAAACTGTGCGTTTTTCCCGACTGTTGACGATGCCGTAGTGATTCGGACAGTAAACGCGTTCTCAGCACCCGCCACCTCAATCACTGCACCCGCCAGATGAATGTCTCCACACTCTGTGTCTGTGATAGTTTTATTTCCGGCGTAATACCACGACCCTTTACAAATCCAATACGGGTGATTAAATGCCCCCAGCGTTTTCAGTGATGCAATAAAATCAGATGTTTTCCATGCTCCATCACCCCCACCGATATTCATTCCGGGGCTGAATGCTCGAACTGTACCAATATTTTTAACAAAGAGGTCTTTGTTAGGGATATCCGCGCCGTTCTGGTCTTTTGCCAGCTTACCTGCTACGGCGTTTAATACCGTTGTCGAGAAATTCGGATCATTGCCGAGTGCTTTTGCCAGCTCTTGCAACGTATCCAGCGCGGCAGGGGAACCACTCACCAGCGCCGCTACCGCTGATTTCACAAAAGCCGTAGTCGCAATCTGCGTATCGTTAGATGCCTGTACCGCCGTTGGTGCCGTCGGTTTACCAATCAACGCCGGGCTTTCCAGTTGCGCATATTTTTGCGCGGCCAGTACATCCGTCAGCGCCCCTACATCGGCGGCGGTGGGTTTATTGTTGGGGCTGTACACGCGCTGGCCTTTTTCCAGTAGTACGCTGGCATTTGCATTATGCCCAAACTCAATATTTCCGGTTGCCATGTCAATTCGTAGCGGTCGCAGGCTATTGAATGCACCGTTTGCATCCCCTTTATTGGTCAGCAAAATATAGAAACCGCCGCCGTCCTGCCTGAGAATAGCGCTATATCCACCGTATCCCATGCGTAACACATCTGCGGCGGTTGACATCAGATTACCCGTCAGTGTACCGCCTGACAGCGGGAGCTTTTTCGCCAGTTCAGCCAATATCGTTGCGGAGAAATTTGGGTCATTGCCGAGCGCTTTTGCCAACTCCTGCAACGTATCCAGCGCGCCGGGCGATCCGTTAATCAACGCGGCAACGGCAGATTTAACAAAGGCCGTGGTCGCCAGTTGTGTGTCATTCGATGCCTGTGCCGCCGTGGGGGCAGTGGGTTTTCCTGTCAGTGCCGGGCTGGCTTTCGGTGCGTATTGTGGGTGCGGATCGGCGGCGGCAAGATGAGTCTTCATCAGGGAATCCGCATAGGCCTTCACTTCGATCACCGCGTCATCCACATAGCCACGCGTTGCCAGTACCACAGCCGGATCGATTTTCAGCGTCACGGCGTCGGTGCTGCTGACAATCAAAATCATGCGCACGGTCTGGATGCGTCCGCTGCCCTCCTGAAGCTGTGGCTTGTAGGTCTCCGGGCAGTTGGCGATAGCAATCAGATTGCCGTCGTCGTCAAACAATCCGATCTCACGTATCCAGAATCCGCCTTCATTTTCGGGAATGACCTGCTCGGCGATAATCTGGCTGGGGTTTTTCGGGTCAACGCTCAGGGTGTTGAGCGCCGCCCGGCGCTTTTCGTTAATCAGTTTAGTTTGTGCCGGGTTGGGGGTTGGCAATACGCCGCCGCCGTCCCCGACAGCCATCCGGGTGATGTTCAGGCGGTTACCCAGCGCGGTAGCGTTAGCCAGTTTAGCCGCGCCGATGTTCGTTAACAGGGCAAAATATTTACTCATGCGGTTACGCTCATGCTGTCAATTAGATGAATGCCTGCCCCGGTCACGTCCAGACCGGATACAGAAATGATTTCAGGGAAATAGGGGTAAACGGTTAGCTCATCACCGCCGTAGACGGTAGCGGCAACATAGGCCGCTCCTTGCGTGTCAAGGTTGATATTCAGCCCCAGCAGGTGACGGGATGCGGGTTTGGCATCGGCAATCAGGCGCTCTAGCTCGTAAAACGTTTCCTCGGTAATGCCGCTATCCTGCACGCCGATGTCCAGGCGAAACGTGCCTGGCTCTCCGCCGTTCTGAAACCATTCGCTGATACGGATCAGGTAGCCGAACGGCTCCACCACGCGTCGCAGCGCACCAATCGTGCCTTTGTGGCGATGGATAAAGAACGCATCGCGGATCACCTGACGTTTCACGCCCTCCGGCCACGCCTCATCCCAGCGGTCAACGGAAAACGCCCACGCCAGATACGGCAGCAGGTTAGGCGGGCAGGTGTCCGGGTTCCACAGCAGACGCAGGGGAACGGGGGCGCGGGTAATCTCGGCACAGGCGGTGGCGGCGGCCACTTCCAGAGCAGACGACCCGACAGGCAGCAGGCGGGTATCACTCATCGGCACCGCCCACACCCAGCCGATAGCCGGAACAGTAGGACGCCTGCGCGTCGGTCAGCACGATATCAGCGGCGGGTGTCGTCAGCTCGACCCGTTGCACGCCTTCAACGTGCAGCGCAGCGTAAATCGCCGAGCGACGAATATCCCGCCCTAATCGGTGCTGCGCACTGATGTAGGCTTTCAGCTTCTGTTCAGCAGCGGCGCGAACAGGCTCTTTTTCCGGTCCCGAATACAGATACAGCGTGGCGTCAATCTCATACGGAACAATCACAGCAGACTGCACCGTGACCCGATCAGCCACCGGGCGCACGTCTTCACCGTTCAGGGCGGAGGTAACAATAGCGACCAGCTCCGGGCTGGCGCTGCCGTTGCCCTCGCGTGAGAGTACCGACACCGTAACGCTGGCCGGGCTGGGGCTGACAACCGACACATCGGCCACACGTCCGTCGGCGCTGCGTCCGTGGTACTGGTAGGCACCGACCGACCCGGCCACGCTCAAGCCCTCAAACGACTGTTGAATGCGCAGGCGGAAATCGCTGTCGGATTCCATCAGGGCAGGCGTGGGCGGTAGTGTCGAATCATCAGCCGGGGTAATCACCAGACGGGACACGCTGAAATTTGCGCCGAGCTGGTCGAGGTCATCACCCTGCGCAAACGCCACCATCACAGCGCGTGCGGCTTCATTGACGCGCTGGCGCCACAGTAATTCACGATAGGCGTTTTCCTGTAACAGCTTGACGAGCGGATCGGATTCCAGCGTCAGCGTGCGGGCAACGGCGGCGCGCTGGTCTTCCGGGTAGAGCGACAACAGCATGGCTTTGCGCTCGGTGTAAATTGCCTCGTAATCCAGTTCTTCCACCACGGCAGGCGCGGGAAGCTGGCTTAAATCAATCATCGCCATCGTGTCAGCTCACAGGAATGGAAAGGGAAACGGCGTTGCTGTCAGCCAGCACGCCTGTGATATCAACGGCCAGCTTGCCGTCGAATGTGCTGGTCAGGTTGATGGCCGTCAGCGTGATGCGCGGCTCCCAGCGCAGCAGCGCCATGTAACACGCCGCCATTACCTGCAATTTCACAGCGGGGTTTTGCGGCTGGTCGATCAGCGCCGACAGCAGCGAACCGTAATTCCGGCGCATCACCCGCGACCCGACGGGCGTGATGAGAATATCGCGCACGCTCTGGCGAATGTGTTCAAGGTCACCGAGCGTCTGGCCGCTGTCACGGCTCATGCCGAGGTAACGTGCGGTCATAGTGGCGCACCCGTTATGCCGCCGCTGTCGCCGGGGTGTTTGTGGGTGTGCAACACTTTGCCATTGGATGACAGCGACCCGCCGGAATGCTCTATATTGCCGCTCATCGTGCCGCCTTGTTTCACCTCCAGCGTTCCGGTAATCAGCTTGTTGGTGCAGACCACTTCGGGCGTGTCTAACGTGATGCGCGTGGAAGCGTTCACGGTGACCTGTGGCGCGGTGGCGGTGATAGACTCTGACGCGGTGAGTGTGGCGGTTTTAATCCCGTTGACGGTCAGTGCTCCGGTAGCGGGTTCGTACTCGATAACCGCACCGTCGGGAAAGCTGATATGTAACGCATCGGCAGAGGCTGACGGCGCGGGGTTGTTATCGGAATAGATGCCGGGCAGCACAAAGGCGGTGTCAAGTTCGCCGCCGATGGACAGGATCAACACCTGCTCACCAATGGACGGTGCCCACCAGTCGCGGGAACGTCCGGCACGGCGGGTTAACCAGTTCAACCAGCTTGTGGTCATTTCGCCTGTTTGTACCCGGCACAGGGCGTCCGCTGTGTTGACGTGGGTCACGACGCCGACACGGATCATATTGCGCAAGAGGCGCATGATTTCGGTAAGGGTGGCTTGTGTTTTCATGGGGGAAATGTTGCCGCCGGGGGAGGATGGCGGCAACCTGATGCGGTTTGCTGGTCAGTCAGACAACGAAAGATGCTTAATCACTTCACTTTCTACCCGGCTGATATCGGCCTCACTGAATCCCAGCAGCGGCCTTGCCTCGTATTGCACATCAGCACCGTTTCGGCTAGGTCGATCACGCAGGCCGTAATGATGCACCCGCGCCATGCGCTGTACCCGTCCGATAAATTCCACGCTGGCCGCATCGGCGGTGCCTTTGGCTTTCAGATATTTAGCGGTACGCAGTTTCTGGAACATCTGGCGCTTAACCCGGCCTTTCTTGCCCTTAATCTGCTGGGCTTTACGTGGGGCATAGGCTATGCCGTCCGGTGCCTGTTGCTGTTTGATGTGCTGTTGCTGGCTACCGCGCAGGGCTTTTGCCACCGTTCCGGCCAGTTTTCGACGGCCAGACACCGACAGGCTGGCAAGCAGCCCGGCCAGCTTATCATCAAACGGTTTCAGCTCATTCATGCCACGTACTCACTAACTCACCGCTGAGGTACAGCGACATCGGACGTTCGACGGGAACGGGTAACGGCGGCTCTGGCGCGTGGGTCACATGCAATGCCTTATCAACTTCTTTCACGATCACCCGTTCGGTGAGTTTCAGGCTGATACTGATATCACAGCTACCGTCATCGTTAATGTCAGCGAGGTAGGTAAAGCCTTTGCTGTCATGAGTGATATCCGGTTGATTTTCTCGCAACCACGCCTGAATCGGTACTAATAACCAGTCGATATCGTCAGTAAAATCCGTGATAACCAGATTCAGCGTGTACTGGTTCTCAAACGACAGCGACGCGGCCAGTGTGGACACCACCGCGCCGCTGTCGATAAAGACATGCAGCATGTCCGGGTTATTTTTCAGTACCGGCACCGCGTCACTCAGGGCGCGGCGCAGGCTGTTGGGTTTCAGCATGGTGTTGTTCCTGACACTGTTTGATGGTTTCCACCTGTAGCGCACAGCTCACCAGTGCGCTTTCCAGTTGGCGGTTGTCGGCGCTTAAATCACCGTTCGTTTCCGGGCGACTGCCCGGTATCGGGCAGCTCGTTACTTTCGGACAGCCAACGTAAATAAGCGTCGGGGCTGTCAAAGGTGGGGCGGCGGTGCAGCCGCTTAACATCGTCAGGCAAATTAGCGCTGTACCAGCGGCGTAAATCGGCGTTTTCATTAAGCAACCTCGTTAGTGTACGTTCGCGCCCTGCGGCCAGTTGCCCGGCCTGTGACAGTTTCGTGCGGAGTTCCGCCTGTGCCTGTTCGTTGCGCCGGGCGTTGTCCTGCAACGTCCCAATGGTGGCAGACTGCGACAGCAATGCGTCTTTTTGCTGACTCAGGGTGATAGCCTGCTGGCTTAACGAGTTTTCAGCGCGGGACAGTTGCCACTTAGTGATAACCAGCACAGCCAACATGCAGGCGGCAACGATGGCGAAGAACTGCGTCAGGGGCTTACTCATGCTGCCCCCTTAAGGCAGACGGCGCGCTCACGCTGGCGACGGGTTTCAATACCGCGTGATACCTTGCCGTTGACATATACCCAGCGCAAGAGCTGGTCACAGGCGTTGCGCCACTGGCCTTTATTGATAAAAAACGCCAGCGTAGAGCGACACGCCGCGCCAACACCGACATTAAACGCAAAACTCACTATCGCGTCATAGACGGCCTGCGGCATATTAACGGCCATACAGCGTGCCAGCGCCTTTTCTACCCGTAACACATCGGCAACCAGATTGACCGCTGCTTCACGCTCAGTGATGGTTTTCCCCGGCACCACGCCTGCGGTGTGTCCGATCCCGTTTGTCCACACGTTCGCGCTGCACTGATAGGGGCTTAAGCGGCACCCCTCAAGGTCGGCAATCAGCGCCAGCCCCTCCTGTGACGTTTTCAGCAAGGAAAAATCCGGCACTAGCGCGGCCAGCGCTAACACCGTCGCGATAACGCAGCGCTTAACGAGTGATTTCATGGATTACCTCGCGAGGACTATCGATAGTCTTCAATAGCTGGTAACTCTTGCGGCGGTAGTACCAGTTAACACCGACGGTGAACACCACCCCCAGCGCCCCGAAATAGGCCGCGAAATCCTGCGGCGTCATCGCCCCAAAAAAGGCCAGCGCCACGCTTATCCAGTACGCGATAAATGACGTGATTCTTTCCATATTCAATCCCATAAGCTCACCGTTTCTGCGACAGGGGCGCTGGCAATATCCGGCAAGGTTACTGCGGTGCCGTGGGGCAAAATCGCCCCGTATTCAGCCAACCCCGGATTAGCCGCTAACACCGCCTCAACGGCACCCTGCGTGCGCCCGTAGTGGCGATAACACAGGGCGTCCAGCGTGTCGCCCTGCTGTGCGATAACGTTCATCAGATATGCCCGATGATGCAGCGGGGCTTATCCTGCAAGTGGCTGATTGACCAGCGCGCATCGCGCCAGAGTTCATCAATCGTGCCGTCGAGCGCATCGGCTTTGCGGTCACCTTTGGCGCTGGCGTCATAGCTCCGATAACGCTCGTACAGCGTCGCCGTGGTAATGGCACTGACCGCACACAGATAGTGGTGCTCCTTTTCGCTCTGGCCGTCGAGTCGCTCTGCGGGAACCGCGTCCAGCGTTTTAAACCCTGCCGCCATCTGTGCCGCGCGGTACTCGTATAGCTCGGCGTTAACCTCAGAAATCGCGGTTTTCGCCGCATGGCGCAGGCGCTCCGGCGTAACGGTGTTCTCAAGGCGCATCAGCGTGCGCAGGGTTCCCGGCTCCACATCCGGCCAGAAGAAGGTGTTTTCGATTACCGCATCCTGTTTCGCGGGTACCGGAATAACCACCGCATCCGGGCGTGGCTCCGCTTTCGCGGGAAAAATCATTGTCGTCATGACAACCTCTGAATAGGTGGGCGGTGGACACAGGCTCAGAAAACAGTGAACTGTTCCGGCCTGTGTGCCGCCCGGCGCGGGGCGCGTTGGGTTAACGGCTGGCCGCTGCTTTGCGCAGCGCCGTTTCCAGCCGCTCTATGTCTTTTTTCACACCGCTTCGGCTATCAAGCTGAAAAGCGCGTTTCAGGTGAAACAGGGCGTGCTCCGGCTTGCCGCTGCGCAAGATCAGGCCGATGATTTTGTGAAGTTTGGCGCGTACCTGATCGGGCATGTCTTCGGCATCAGTGAGCGTCAGCGTCTCGATCAGCAGGTCAATATTGACCACCTGCCCGGCGGTATGGTCGCGGGTCGCGGCGTCGGCGACTTCCTCGGCTAACAGGTACGGCGTCGGGCGGGTGTACCCCTCTGGCATCACCAGCTTGTGCGCGATGGCATAACGGGCAATCTCCAGCGCGCCGGGGATGTCTCCGGCGTCGAGCTTCCACACCATGACCGTCATTAATACCGCATCCTGTGCGCCGCGCCCGTTTTCGAGCACACCCGCCACCCACGGCGCATAGCTGGGCAACATCCCGTTTTTTATTTCGGCCTTACGCTCATTTGAGCGCACCTGTTTTAACGTGCGTTTATCCGTTGCCAGCCGGAACAGCATTTGCTCGTATCCGGTGGCGTTCCGCAGCGGATCATTCTCCCGCTGCGACGCCTCGGCAGCCGATACCCGCATCATGTGACGCTGGGCGGGGCTTAACATGGATTATTCCCCGCCTTCATTTGTGTTATCCGTTGGGGTATCAGTGGCGGCGGGACTGGCCTGACTGGTATTTGCTGCAATCAGTTCCTGAACGGCTTTTGCCAACTCAGACGCCATGATTTTGGCGCTTTCCGTTTCGGGTGTTGTGGTGCCGTCCTGCTCCAGAATTTCAATATTTTCAATCAGGCACCCGGCTTCGTAGTCTTCGATAACGAAATCGACTTTTACCTGCTCATAATTTTCCACCTGATCGAGTTTGGGATTCTCGACAATGTGGCGGCGATGACCGTCTTCATAGAGATAAATAGACAGGTTATCCAGCGTCGTGATCATGATTGCATTGGCCGGGAAGAATGGCGCACGTACCGCCTGTAACTGCCCGATGGTTTTCTGGCTGATAATTAATTCACCCGCCAGTTGTTCGCTGTTGTCCTGAAATTTATTAATCAGCGGGAAATATTTATCGGTCAGAATGCGACGGCCACAAATGACGACCATTTCAGGGTTTTCACGGTGGATTTCTTCAATCAGGGATTCATGGGCATCCATCACCAGCGCGTCAAGACTGACGTAATGACCACCCTTACCGATTTTGATAGTGTCAGAAATACCCCCTCCGGCCTCGGTGACTTTATTCATTACGCGGGCTGGCGCATCGTTACGGTATTTTTGCAGCCAGCCCACCGCGACATCCTGTAAGAGCGGGTTTGCTTTGCGATCAGACGTGGCGGCACGCTTCACGCCGTTAAAGCCGATAGTGATGTAATCCAGCCCCTGACGCTTAATAATGGCGTTGCGGATACGGATCTGAAAATCCTGAAATCGCGCCCACAAATCCAGCTTGTTGTATTTCAGGTGATAATCGAAATTGACGGGCTTACAGAAGTAGCGGTATGAGTCGAATTTTGAAAAATCGGCGGTCTGCCGTTCTTCGCCATTGTCTGTGTCTGCCGTGCTGGCAATCGTGCCATTGACATCAACACCGATTTTTTCCTCGGTCAGCTCATTGACCACAACCATATTGATTTGTTTGAGGAACGATGAGGACTGCTGAATTTTATCAAACAGCGTCTGAGTCACAGACGGTTCAACCGCAAACTTTTTGCTCAGGTCATCAACGTTAATTCCGTTGAGTTCTGCAATTCGGCTCAGATATTGATTGAATTTAAAACGAGTGTCTTTACGCATTATTCTTTATTCCTGTTTACCTAATGAGTGTCATTCACGAACGACGAGTAATTAACAGTCCGTCTGCCCTGATTCGGCACCTTCGCCGCCTGTCGCCAGAGGACGGCGTTTCTGTGAAAAACTTTCTGTACTGTCCAGCGTGGCTTTGAGGTCAGTGAATTTCTGCTCACTGGCGCTCAGCTTCTGCGTCAGGGTGGCAACGTCCTGCTGCTGGCGCTGCTCAAGCTGGGTAAAGCGCTGCTCCACGCTGTCGGCATTGGTCTGCACCTGCCCAGCCACTTCGGCCACCGCCTCATGCACATCATTAAAACGGGCGTCGTCGCTGGACTGCTTACGGCCAAACAGTGCTTTCACGCGGGTTAACAGCGTCGGCTCCACGTCCGGCAGGTCTTCAAACTCCAGCGTCACTTCGGTAGCGACAGAAAAAAGGTTTTCCGGGGAGGATTTGCGCATAGCCAGCGGGCTATGTTTGGCTTTGGCGCTGAATTCCAGCATTTCTGTGCCGAGGCTGGCCGGGTCATCGGTGACCGCCAGACCAACCAGACAACTTTTTCCTGAGTTGCTGAAATTGGGTTGAATTTCCATGGAGGTATAGATTTTCTGGCGCGCTTTAATCATTGCCACCAGTTCATCTGTCGGGTCGATTTTGGCAAACAGCGCCAGCTTGCCGTTGAGCACAGAATCATCCTCAATCTTCTCGGCCTTCAGCTCGACCACATCGCCATAGCGCCGGAAGGGGCTATCGGGATAGGCGCTTTTAATGTGCTCAATGTTGATGCGGCAACCGTACACGCGCGGATCAAATCCTTCGCCCATCTGTTGAATATCGTTCGCATCAATGATGCGGCCATCGCAGGTGTCACCTTCGACACCGACGCGGAACCACTTAGAAACTTTCTTTGCCATTTTCTCATCCGTTGTTTGCGGGAAGTCGGGGCGAGTATCCGGCGTGGCACTATGCCGCGCCATCAATCCCGGTTCGCTAACCGCTGGCACAACAGGCACTTAAGGCGGCAAGGTGCGGCGCTGACGTAGCCTTGCCGTCATGAATACAGCCATCGATACCACCATCATCAGCGACCCACGGCGACAGGCGGCTTTGCTCTACTGGCAGGGCTTTTCGGTGCGTCAGATTGGGGAAATGCTGAACCAGAAAACGCCGACCGTTCAGAGCTGGAAGCAGCGCGACGGCTGGGACGCTATCGCCCCGGTATCGCGTGTTGAAGCCAGCCTTGAGGCACGGCTGATCCAGCTCATCATGAAGACGAAAAAGGAGGGGCATGACTACAAAGAGATTGACCTGTTAGGCCGTCAGATTGAACGGCTGGCGCGGGTGAACCGCTACAGCCAGACGGGTAACGAGGCCGATCTCAATCCCAACGTGCGCAACCGCAACAAGGGTGAACGCAAGGCACCGGAAAAAAATATGTTCAGCGATGCGGCCATCGAGAAGCTGAACGACATTTTCCTGAGTGAGATTTTCGAGTACCAGCGCGGCTGGCATCAGGCCGGGCTACAGCACCGTATCCGCAATATTTTGAAATCGCGCCAGATTGGGGCGACGTTCTATTTTGCGCGGGAAGCCCTGATTGATGCACTGACCACCGGGCGCAATCAGATTTTCCTGTCAGCGAGTAAGGCGCAGGCGCACGTCTTTAAAAACTACATCATCGATTTTGCACGGCTGGTCGATGTTGACCTGAAAGGCGACCCGATGGTGCTCCCCAACGGGGCGCGCCTGTTCTTCCTCGGCACCAACATTCGCACCGCGCAGAGCTACACCGGGAATCTGTATCTGGATGAATATTTCTGGATCCCCAAGTTTCAGGAGCTGCGCAAAGTCGCCAGTGGCATGTCATTGCACAAAAAGTGGCGCAGCACGTACTTTTCAACGCCATCGAGTCTGGCACACAGCGCCTATCCGTTCTGGTCGGGTGAGTTGTTCAACAAGGGGCGCAGCAACAAGGCCGATCACCTCCATCTGGATTTAAGCCACGCGAATTTGTCCGGCGGCGTGCTGTGCGGTGACGGCCAGTGGCGGCAGATTGTGACGGTAGAAGATGCGCTGTCCGGGGGCTGTAACCTGTTCGACCTCGACCAGCTCACGCTGGAATACAGCCCGGCAGAGTATCAAAACCTGCTGATGTGCGAGTTTGTCGATGATAAAGCGTCCGTGTTCCCGTTCGAGGAATTACAGCGCTGTATGGTCGATGCGCTGGAAGAGTGGGAGGATTTTAACCCCTACGCGCTGCGCCCGTTTGCCTATAAACCTGTCTGGATTGGTTACGACCCGTCACACACGGGCGACAGCGCGGGCTGTGTGGTACTGGCACCGCCGCAAGCACCGGGCGGTAAGTTCCGCATTCTGGAGCGCTTCCAGTGGAAAGGCATGGACTTTGCAGCACAGGCCGACGCTATCAAGCTGCTGACGGAAAAATACATCGTCGAATACATCGGCATTGATGCAACCGGCATCGGTCAGGGCGTTTACCAACTTGTGCGCGGCTTCTTCCCGGCGGCACGCGAAATCAAATATTCCCCCGAAATCAAAACCGCGATGGTGCTGAAAGCCAAGGACACGATCACCAGTGGGCGGCTGGAATATGACACCAGCCACACCGACATCACCCAATCGTTTATGGCCATACGCAAAACCATGACGGCCAGCGGTAACCGCACCACCTATGAAGCCAGCCGCAGCGAAGAAATCAGCCACGCCGATGTGGCATGGGCAACCATGCACGCGCTGTTAAACGAACCCCTGACCGCGATTAACGGTCATGTCCCTGTCAGCATTTTGGATTTTAACGAATGAAAATGACCACATTTACCCCCAGCCAGATAGACGACCTCCACACGTCAATCGAGCGCTTCACCTTTCAGCATCAGGCCGTCTGGCAGCGTGTCGGCAAACTAAACGTTGACCGCACGATCACCAAGGCACGCCAGATTGGCGCAACGGCATTTTTTGCACGCGAAGCGCTGCTCGATGCGCTGACTACCGGACGCAACCAGATTTTTTATGCCCCGACGCCCGCGGGCGCACAACAGGCGCGCTATTACATGCAGGCGGCGGCGTGGCAGGTTGGCGTCAATCTGTCAACGAACCGCGCCGGACAGGTGCTGTTACAAGATGCGGTGATTTCATTTTTAGGGGAGGACAGCCACTGTGCGGCCTACTCAGGCAATGTTTATGTTGATGAATTTCCGTGGTTCAAAAACCCGCGCGCGGCCTTTTTAATCGCCAAATCTATGTCGATGCATAAAAAACACCGCCGGACGTTGTACGGTTCCGCATCAGATAACTATTCCGCGTTCCGGGTCTGGCGTGGCGATTTTTCACAGCGCAGGCATCCACAGCCTGCCCTTTTTATGCCGGGTAGCTCGTTTGGTGCCGATGGCGTCTGGCGTCAGTCGCTGACGCTGGAACAGGCAGCAGCGCAGGGCTGCAACCTTCACGATATCGACGAAATCAAGCGGGAATTTACTCCGGAAGAATACCAGCAGCTTTTTGAATGCGACTGGTCACAGGCCATCAACAATAAGGAGCTGGCCGCATGAAAAAGCGTAAATATCAGTCAAAATCGGCACCCGTCAGCCAGCCACAGCCAATAGAAGCATTCACTTTTGGTGAGCCATCCGCCGTTCTGGATCGCCGCGAAATTCTGGACTACGTCGAGTGCATCGATAATGGCCGATGGATTGAGCCACCGATCAGCTTTAGCGGTCTAGCTAAAAGTCTGCATGCAGCGGTACACCATAGCTCACCGATCTATGTGAAACGTAACATTCTTGTGAGCACGTTTATCCCGCACCCGCTATTGAGTCAGCAGGATTTCAGCCGCTTTGTGCTGGATTATCTGGTGTTTGGGAATGCGTTTCTGGAAAAGCGCCTGAACCGCACAGGCGGCATCCTGCGCTTAGATTCCAGCCCGGCAAAATACACCCGGCGCGGAGTAGAAGAGGATGTGTACTGGTTCGTGCAGTCATTCAAAGAACCGCACCGCTTTGAACCGGGGAGCGTGTTTCATCTGCTTGAGCCGGATATCAATCAGGAAATGTACGGCCTGCCAGAATATATCAGCTCGTTGAACTCGGCATGGCTGAATGAGTCGGCGACGCTGTTCCGGCGCAAGTATTACCAGAATGGCGCGCACGCGGGTTACATCATGTACGTGACTGACGCAGCACAAAGCGGCACCGACGTAGACAAGTTACGCGCCGCGATGAGTAATACAAAGGGGCTGGGGAATTTTAAGAACCTGTTTTTCTACGCCCCCAACGGCAAGCCGGACGGCATCAAGATTGTGCCGCTCAGCGAGGTGGCAACTAAAGATGATTTCTTTAACATCAAGAACGCCAGCCGTGACGATCTGCTCAGCGCCCACCGGGTGCCGCCTCAAATGATGGGGATTATCCCGAATAACACGGGGGGGTTTGGGGATGTGGAAAAGGCGAGTCAGGTGTTTGTCAGGAACGAGCTGACGCCGCTACAGGAACGAATGAAGGAAATTAATAATGTGGTGGGGATGGAGGTGATCGCGTTTAAGCCCTACAAACTGACAGAAGAATAGCCAACAACCTAGCCGCCTAACCAGCGGCTTTTTTACATCCCTTTCAGGACTCACCAATCACGCTTTACGCGCACCAGTGAAAAACCAACCTCACGCACGGCATCAAATCGGAACACCTCACAGCGTGGCGCTGCGGCGCGGGATGAATCACACCTCTACACCCCACCGCGCGCACCTCTCCCCGCCTGCCCGCTTCCCGCTTTTCATGCCGACTTTCATGCATGAGTGATCCAGCGCGATCCGCGCCATCCGTGGCACTAACGGGGATAAATCGGGATAGATCATCATGCAAAATCATGCGGGTTATGCATGCATTGCTAAAAGACGGCATTCTCTAATCGTTTTTTCAGGTATTCGACCAGTTCCGACTTGTCACTAATCTCTCGATACTCTCTGGTTTCTATCGTGCCGTTCGCCAAATCCGCAATGATTGACATAGCGGTTTTTAATTCGTCTACATCGCACTGAGCCACTAACGATATGTCTGCGATTAACTGAACCCGCGACAAAACGGCCTGTATGTGTTCCGTGTTTTCCAAGGGATGCTATTTCCTTATTTTACTGTATACATATACAGTATTTTACATATTGAAATTTTCGTCAATCACTTAGTTTGCTATGGGTGACTGATTGGTTATGCATTCAGCGCCAGTAAAACGGCGTGACATGTTACTAAAGCATTTCACGCCGAGGCATTCACAGAATTAACTTTAAATCATTGCCCCTAGCTTTTTAACAATGCTGAATCTATTCGCCTCTGGCTATCTCTGACCGCCTCAGAACAACTAACCAGCTCATCTGGTGTAATATTTTCTTTAATCATGATGTCCTGTAAGCGTTGAATTACCCCGGCTAATTTCATGTGGCGCAACGTAAATTTAGGAACTTCTCGCGTTAACTGATGCATTATTTTTCCCCTATGCCTGCTGCGTTTATTTCCCTTATAAAATCTTTCCGCATAGAACGCGCCCCGGCTGCAAACCCCTGATACCACTCGGTATTACTACCGAGAATAGGCAATGATGGCAAATTGACTGACCGCGCCTCTAATTTTATAACTTGTTGTTTAAGCTCAATAATAGCATTAAGAATTGATTCATTATCTTTGCCGCATCCTAATTCATCAGCCAATTCCTGCATCACTTTTGATGAGGTATTACGCAGAAATTCTAGCTTTCTAACATGTGATCCAATCAACTGATTGACACTGGTCATTCAAAAACCTCCATCTGATTACTAAACCCCGGCCACTCATCAGCCTCCGGGTATGAAATAAGTTCGCCGTCAACCTTCATCTTTGCCCCGCGCGCCAGTGCTTCCAGCTCCCAGCGTTGAACGCTGATACCGCGCTGCATCAAATCACGCTGAATGCGGGGTATCCGCTCCCGTTCTTCGCCCGTTAATCTGGCTGACGGTGACGGATCGCGGAGGGTATTGGGGTCAAAGTCGCGTTGTTTATGATTCTTCCTGACGGATTGCTCACGCAGACGCATTCCTAGCGCCCTCACCGCCGCGTCGTCATTCCAGTCAATCGGTGTGCTATCGGTTTCTGATGTCGTCGCTATGCCGCTGTTTTCGGCCTGCGTTTTGACATTTTCGCCTGACCGTTGAGAACCCAACCCACAGTTATTGACAGGACTCCGAGGCGCGCCGGGGGCGCTTTTTAAAGTCAAAGGCTCAAGGTCAACGGCTTTAGAAACGATGCGCCACTCAGTTGTCCGGGTTTCAAAAATATGACCTTCACCCAAATGCGGGGCAAAAATCCCAACCACCTTTTGCACCTCTTCGTCATACTCGTTGAGCGTGTCCGATACCCGGCGTGCAACACGTACCGTTTGCAGTTCGCGGGAAACATTCGCGCCGCCCTGTGCCGCCATGTATGCGGAAAAATCGCCAGCATCAGCAGCACAGCGAACCGCTTCGACGTGTTCATCGAACTGGTCAGTAAGATTGACACTGCGTAACGTGCCGCTACGGCATTCGCGGTAAGCCCCCATCGTGGGGATACCGATAGGTTTAAATTGGGGGATGCGCCACGTTGACGCCCACGCGGTGACGGCGGCGGCTATATCACGCAGCGGCTTTCCGGTTTCACTATCCAGTTGGCCGTCGAGCGCGTATCCATCAATATTTTTTGCGATGTACTTAGCGATATAGCCAGCCGCACCGCCTTTATTGAGGTGTTTACATTCAAAGCGGTACTTAGCCGCGCCGCGTTCGTCGCCGTCTACTTTCAAGGCATAGCGGCGCATAATATCGATGACTGACTGGCGATGTGCGCGCCTGCAAAACAGCATCATGTGCCAGTGCGGCGTTCCGTCGTGATGTGGCTCGACAACGCGCATCCCGTAAACTTTCAGATCTGCATCTTTAAACGCCGTGCGCATCTTGCTCCAAATATTTACCAGATAACGCTGGCCGTCTTTCGGCGTAAACGCTTCGTTGTCCCAATTCCGATTAAACTGTACTTTCTCGTTTTCGCCCTTACCGATAACGCGTGTCGGGTGATATTTTGACGGGGTAGTGATAGTGATAAACATCCCGACGTCTCGTTGTTCACTGGCGTAACGCTCAATCCCGGCGATAGTGCTCATCAGCTCCATACGGCGGATTTCAGGGTTAGAAATACTCGCCATTACTTTGTCGATCAGGTCGATACGTTCACCGGTTGCGACGTTCTCCAGCTCACAGCTTTTCAGGTAATCCATATTGGCGAGGCGACGCGCCTGTACATCGCGGATCGCCATCCGGCTAGCATAGGGGGACGCTTTTTTACTGACCTGACCGACGGCAATCATCAACGCCTCACGCCAGCGCGTGCGCTGGGCTTTAAGCTGTCTCACCCACCATTCTTCATTAAACAGGCGGCGCAGGCTGGCTATTGCCTTGCGTATATTCAGCGTACCTTTGCGGTAGTTCTTCCAGAAAAGCGGGGTGATATTGAACGCACGCGCCATGCTGGCAACATGCCCGAAAAGCTCGGCCTGTGCCGCATCGGTAAAGAGCGTATCAGGTTGACCGCCGAGCTGTGCTTTCATGGCATCGCTAAGTTCCTCATACGCAGAGAATATCTGGCCGGAGATACGGGCAGCCAGACGCCCCAGCGCTTTGTCATTCATGCCTGGCAGCGTGTGATAAGCGTCAGATTCAGACAGGAAACGCTCAGAAGCGTTGTGATTCATGGCATGGCGGGTATTGATTGCATCGATACGCGGCCACATGCGCTGCATAAAGCTGTTAGTCAGAAAACGATTAGCGCTCAGCATCCCTTTATTTTTTTTCAGGTATGCGTAACGGTTCAGGCAGATTTCGCGCAGGAAGTGCGGTTGCTGGTTAATTTTCGATAAAACGGCTTGCCCCTGAGTCCATTCCTCACGGGTAAGCTGTCTCTCTTCTGGCACGATGGCCGGGCGGGGGGCGTTCCACGAATGCACACCCACGAACGTATCGCGGGTGCTGCCGGGGAATGGGGGCGGAGGTGTGGGAGCGGAGCGCCCCCGATGGGTGGCGGTCATTCTACTGTTTCTTTAAACGCGTTTATGAAGGTTTTAGCTGCTTCCGCGTTGATACCATTTCCGTAGGCGCGCAGTCGTCCCACGATGCCGGTATTCCCATGAGTTGTCTTGCCATATCCGGCTGGTATGATTCGAGTTGTTTCATCTGCTCCCTTGATGGGTTTCCATTGAGACCAAATGTCTGTAGCCACATCTGACGATAGAGTGTGTCGTTTCTCATCCTTCCGTCTTTTCTGAAGAATGACTGGCTCAGATCCCCTGTATCTTTGTGCGCCCGTGTCGTTGGCGTTGCCCACCCAGAACAGGCGCTGCCTGATATTCGGAGCGCCGACGCCCGCAGCGCAAAGATCGACCGCCGTTGAGGCGTAACCCGCACTTTCCAGATCAGTTTGTACAAGGTCGATCCATTCAAGCCCATTCGCGCTTGCAACCTGTTCACCAAAGACGACTGAAGGTCTGCGCTGGCGAATAAGGTGGAAGAATGAGGGCCATAGGTGCCGCTCGTCAGCAAACCCAGCGCCTTTGCCTGCCGTGCTGAAAGGTTGGCACGGGCATGAACCGGTCCATACTGGTTTGTCGTCTGGCCACTCAGCCAGGCGTAGGGCGTATGACCAGACTCCGATCCCTGCAAAGAAGTGACATTGTGTGTAGTTTCGTAGGTCATCTGGAGCTACATCCTCAATTGAACGTTCGTCAACATCACCTGGCGCAATATGGCCGGCGGCAATAAGATTACGCAGCCATTGGGCTGCAAATGGGTCGATTTCGTTGTAATAAGCACTAGCCATTTACAGCCCACCCCGATAATGCTTACCTTTCAGTTCGTGAATGCCCTGGCAGGACGCGCAACGGGTCACGCCGTCAATTGCGGCGCGGCGCGCTTCGGGTATCGGCTGATCGCAGTCTTCACATTCAAACGCAGAAACGCCGCGCTGGACGTTCCGTGCGTTGGCGATCTGATGGTCTAACATGTCTTGCTGGCGCTGCTGCACCATGTCCATAGCATCCGGCATTACTCCTGCCCCTTATCGTTATTGAGTTGGTCAAAGGCTGACTGGCACAGCGCGGCAAAGCGTTTGCTTTCGGCCAGCAATTTTTTTGCGTCGGTGACGTTCCCGCGCCAAATTTCGGTGGCGATAGCACGATGCACAAAATCGTTAATGAGGCTGACGGGATTCTGATAAACAGCCAGCGTGGATAAATACGGCTGGTCGCCGTCTTCTTTACCGCATTTAATTTCGCCCAGCGCAAAGTCATAGCCGACTTTCGCTATTGCATAATTTCCGTTGATATCGACACGGTTATAAGCAGGGTTTTCCATTACATCACCGCCTTGATATCTGACCCGGAATTATTAAAGGCGTCGGATTCCTGTCGTAATAATTCGATGATTTCCACGCTGCTTAATTCATGGATAGCAGCATGAGTCGCCAGCTTATCCAGACGAGAAGAAAACGACGTGTGCGCATCGGCTTTCGCCTCGTTGCGTGCCTGAGAAAGCATTAACTGAACGCCTTCGCTTTCAGCCTTGCGGCGTATTTCCTGACCTACTGTTTTATACATGTGCATATAATCCTCAGATAAAGGGATTCCCGACGCAGTTAAGCGCCTAATTAATTTCAGATGGATTTAACTCAGATATTCTTCGGGTTTAATTGCCGTCAGAATGTCGGGGGCTGCATCAAATAAACTGAATAGCTCATTTAAGGCATGTGATATTTTATTTCTCCACTGACATGAAATATCATCAATCCGCCAGTAAGGCTGATTAAATTCATTTTCACTTAACCCCGCATGAAAAAATAACGTCCGTCTTTCGCTGACGCTTAACCAGCTTAAAAATGTCGAGGTTTTTTCACGACGCTTGCGACTCAGTGAGAACATGCGGCGCAGCTCATCAATTGCGCAAACAATCCGCTCACACTCTGCGGCTGGCATTTCCTCAAGACGGTAAACGGTCTGGCTCTTTTTCATCTGCGCATGAAAGCAGATGGTCAAACGGTCGCGCTCATGCAGGCTGTTGTAATAGGCACAGGTTTCACGCCAGCGGCTATCGGCAAAGTGTTTGCCGATCACGCTGCGCAGCCCTGCGGGTAAATTCTGCATATTGCTGACAGTAAAGGCTGTCATGCTGCCCCCTTAGCACCTGTTAAGCGACGCCATACAGACAGAACCAGCAACCGTACCGCGCTTTTCTTTCTGGCTGGTACGTAGGGTTTCTGGCTCCACGGCGCAAAATACACCTGACGGGGCGTAGGCTGGCAGCGCCGACCGTCAGGCAATTCAAGCCAGCCGCCTCCCTGAATAACAGGCGATGGCGACTGGCTTTTGAGTAAACGAGCAATAGAAATCATTGGCTTCACCTCACCCAATATTCAACGACGCACTAATACCGCTCAGTGCATCTACTGTTGACGCTAACGCGGGGTTAGCCTGAATACGCGTCTGCAACGTTAAGCCGACCAGCGACAAATAACGCACACCCGCGTTGATACTCTCGATCACGTTATGACGACGCGCTGGCGTCATACGCTCATCCGATACGCTTTCAGCAGCAACCGCGCCCACTGCGGCAGTGGCCTGCAATACATACGTGGTTAGCCGTTCCGCTTTTGCCTCATTCACTGGCACGGCTGGCAGGCAATTAAGCCGCGCCAAAAGCCCATCGATCAACGTGGCGTCTTCGGTTACATCGGTGATGGTCATCAGCTCGTCACAGGTCAATTTGTGCGGCTGGTCTGGATTCAGTTTGTTACGCAGGGTCTGATGATTCATGCCCACCTGTCCGGCCAGCTTCGCCAGATTGTGCTTTAACGCGAACGCCTGACAGGCGCGGTCAAAGTGTGGGTGTATGGAAATTTGATAATCAAACATGCCGAAATTCCCTTTAGTTTGAATAATCGAATTGTTAATTACGCTTTTGAATGGATGTATCGGCAATTGATAGCCTGCTGGCGCAAGCGCTCCCGCCATGCGACTACGTTGATTAAAACGCGCGCTTTATCTTCGCTGACTTTACCCGCAGGGGCGCGGATGAGAGTGCCGTCAGAAAGCCAGTTACGAACAAGGCTTTCACTTATGCCGCTGGTTTTAGCGAATTCTTTAACGGTCATAACGTCCGCCATTGCTGCACGTAGCATTGGCTCTAATGTGATGGTCAATACGGTGGCTAACTGTTGGAATTGCTCAGGATTAAGCGTTGAAACAACACTTTCCTGAGATAGTTCGGTTGATTTTGCGGTTTGCATATCGCATCATCCTGCGTTGGTTGATAGTAATGTTTGGTTATGTTCACATCTTGGCAGATGGGAGCACTTTAGATCTGTTTTGTGTATCTGTAAATACATAATTCGGTCTTGGGGTTATTTTTATGTGGGTTGAATCTGCGGTTGCTTCTGATGTGCTAGAAAGGATCCTTTCTTCTTATGGGTTTACTATGCAAAAGGAGCTAGGAGAAAAGCTTGGGATATCTAAAAGCAATGTGGCTGGCTGGCTGCAACGCGGACAGGTTCCCGGAAATGTAATCGTACAATGCGCCCTTGATACTGGTGCTGATGTGAATTGGTTAGTTACTGGTGAGTTTGGTAGTTCGCATTTGCAAACTGATGCGGAGATTTTAAAAGGCAAGCCGCTTTACGATCAGATACTCGCATCAGGTGGGAAAGCAGTGCTGCGCCGGATGATGGATGCCTACGGGTTCAGAACACAAAAAGAGTTAGGCGACCTGCTGGGGATTTCTACCGCGACGATCAGCACGTGGATTCGTCGTAATTTTTTTCCCGGTGATGTAGTGATTGCCTGTGCGCTGGATACTGGCGTTTCTCTTGAGTGGCTGGCGACAGGGAAGGGCAAAGTGACGGCAAGCGATGAATCTGCTGATTCTTTGCCTGATATTTCCAACGCAAGTGTGCTTATACCGAAATATCGCCTTGATGCTGGAAAACTAAAAGAGTGTGGTTTCTGGTCTATGGATCGCACATTGCTTGTGAGTGATTCCGTTCAGCCTGTTTACATTGATGGGTTGGGTAGTTCGTGGGGCGTAGATACCTCGCTGACAGATATCGGTAACGGGCGATGGGTCATTAATGTTGATGACTCTTATGATGTATTCGATGTAGTCCGACTTCCGGGTGGAAAACTGAAATTATCAAATCCGTCTATAAATTTTGAGTGTGGCATCAGCGACATTCAAGCATACGGCAGCGTTATGTTTACTTTGGAAAAAAACAAATAAGGGATTATCTGTGAATTTTATTTATATCAATGCAAAAAAAATGGTTGGCGCTCACTCTTTAATTGATGTCACTCAGCAAGATGATTATATTCAAGGTGTTTGCATAAGAAGCAATAAATTAAAAACATTTCGCAAAGATAGAGTGATTAAAGAATTTAACTCTTATGAAGAAGCAGAGGATGGGCTTCTTAGTGTTTCTTTGCCAGACTGCGCACACCTTGTTATCAAATCATCACGAAAAAAAACAATGTGGGAGATTTGTTTTACAGGGTTTAAAAGTGACGAAAAGAAAAGACTTACGGCAATTGCGTCTGATAATGGCTTAATAGTAAGAAATTCCGTTACAGAGAAATTAAATGTTTTATGCTGCGGTTATAATGCTGGTCCAAAAAAGTTGGATGCAGCACGAATGAAAGGAATACTCATTCTAGACGAGGAGCAATTTGTTAATATGGTTAGCACTGGTGAAATGCCTGATATTTAAATTATAAAGGTGTTAAATGAAAAATATACTTTTTTTAATTCTTGTTACTCTATCTTCAACTTCAATTGCTGATGATTAAAAAAACAGAGGCTAATGATATTCCTCAACAGACTGTTTCAGTGAGCACTCCGCCTAATGTGGATGCATTCAATCATTTTGATGATGAAAAAAATCTAACTAAGTTGGCTGAAAAAATATCATCCATAAATAAAGAAAAACGAGATGCACTGGAAATATTAGAAAAGGTGGATTCTTTTTATTCAAAGTCATTTGGCTCTCTATTGACGTTAATAATCTCTATGATAGGTTTTGTCGGGTTTTTTATTCCACTTGGCATATCATATTATCAATCCAGATTACTTAAAAAGCAAAACATTAATTTGAGGAGGAGCATAGATAATGATGTGGTAATTAAATTATCGGAATTAAAACATTCTCTTTACGATTATAACAAAAATGAAATGCTAAAATTAGAGGTTGATTTAAAGGGTGTGATTAAGGGGATAGAATCTCAGAATAAGATTGAAATAAGAAAGCTTAGAGCGGAGAGCCTTGCTAGGATTAATCATCTGAGTGCGGCTACATGTCATTTAAATAGGGATTTTGACACTGGCGCTGTGTTTTATTTAAATGCTGGTTTGAATTATATTCAATGTGAAGATCATCGAGGGTTAAAAACCGTAATTAATTCCCTTTTGAAAGATGTTTTTGCAAACATCCCATCTGATGATGTAAATACATTACTTGATGGAGCTTATGATAAATTCATGAAGAAGTTGTCATCGTTTGATGTAGAGTTAATATATCATAATGATATTGTTGAGTTGGAATCAGCTTGGAGGGGGTTTAAAAAAAGAGCAGGAGTCAAAAATCATGATTAATGCGTTTGAGTGATCATCGCTTCATATCCATGATGATTTCTGTACATTGTGGGGAAATTTAAAAAGTATGTTTCTTAAATTAACCAGTTAGAAATAAAAACAGATGTCAGTACGAAAATTACCTAGCGGGAAATGGCTGTGTGAGTGTTACCCAAACGGGCGAAACTCCCGACGAATAAGAAAGACGTTTAACACAAAAGGTGAAGCGGAATCCTTTGAAACATACACCATGCGTGAGGTTGAAGATAAACCGTGGCTGGGTGAGAAAGAGGATCGCCGCAACCTGAGTGAACTGATTGAGCTTTGGAATAATTTGCATGGGCAGGCACTCAGTGCCAGTAAATCCCGCATGGGTAAACTGCGTATCATCTGTAACGGGCTGGGTGACCCGGTGGCCTCAAGATTGACAGCGAAAGACTGGGCACATTACCGGGATAAACGTCTACGTGGAGAAATTGATAACGGCTACCATTCTGACCCCAAAATGTGGATAGCTAAACCGATCACGGTGAACCGAGAACACCAGTACCTTTATGCAATGTTCAATGAACTGAAAAGGCTAGGGGAGTGGACATTACCTAATCCGTTAGAAGGGATGCGCATTTTTAAAGAAGCAGATCGCGAAATGTCGTGGCTGACAACCTCCCAAATCCAACAATTGCTGGATGCCTGCGAACGCTACGGAAAAATTTACCTGACGCGGATTGTTAAAGTATGTCTGGCAACAGGAGCAAGGTGGAGTGAAGCAGAAGGGCTAACCCGTTCTCAATTATCTCCTTACAAGCTGACGTTCTTCAAAACCAAAGGCAAGAAAAACCGGACGGTGCCGATCCCGCTTTGGCTTCATGATGAGTTATCAGAATTACAAGGAAAGATGTTCCAGCCGTGCTATCAGGATTTTGTAAAGATGCTGGCTTTAACAAATATCGAGCTTATTGAAGGGCAAAATACCCACGTTTTACGGCACACTTTTGCCTCACATTTTATGATGAACGGCGGGAACATTTTGGTGCTTCAGCGCATTCTTGGACACGCCAACATTCGTGAAACGATGCGGTATGCACACTTTGCCCCTGACCATCTGGAAGAAGCGGCTCATCTCAATCCCTTAGCTGGTTACAGTGGCGGCAAAGTGGCGGCAGAGAATAATAAAGGCTACTAA